GAGAAGTGTATTCTATTTTACTTTAACCTGGAATGATCCCTATGTTGATCCAATGCCAGGAGCACCTCCTTTACCAGAAGACATTGTTGACGGAACATTGAGCTATTCTGTTGAAATAACCTTTCCAACAGGCGGCCACGCACTTACTCCTAGCGGTACCTGGACCAGCTATACTTATTCTAGTTACTCAGCAGGCGCTATAACAGGCGGATAATATTTTGAACTCCTAGACTAGCTGGTAAATAAACAGCTATGTTTATTCGGAGACCCAATGGACGACAGATTATCTAAGGCTCTTGAGTTTGCCAATTATCGTCAAACTCTAGCTATCCAGAGAAAAACCCTTAAAGAAAAAATTGCTGCAAAGCTAACCTACGGCCATGCTGGCGGGCTATTCAAAATCAATCGTGAGCTCATTGTATTTGTACAAATGCTGATTGATCAAGGCCGTACGGAAAATGTACCCTTTGTTGACGAAAATGGAAATCCGGTACTCGTAGCTGACCTACACTCTTTTAAAGATGAAATCATAGACAGGTACTTTACCGCTACCTATGAATACTATGAAGACTATCAAAAGATTAAATCTAGTAGAACAGTTGAAAAGTTATTGGATGTATGACTCGAGGCGTATTAATATTTGCTCACAACAGCCCTGATATTGATTACGGTCTAATGGCCACAATTGCAGGAGGACTTGCCAAAAAGAATCTAGATGTTCCTGTGAGTCTTGTAACTGACTTAGGTACACTAGACTGGTTGCGAGAGTCCGGTACATTGGTCAAAGCACAGGCAGTATTTGATCAAATTATACAAGTGACTAGACCTTACACTAAGAATGTGAGAAATTTGCATGACGGATTTGAAAGCAAAGTTATTCCATTTGTAAATTCAAATAGATACAGCGTGTGGGAACTTAGCCCTTACGATCAAACACTGTTGATAGACAGCGACTATCTAATCTTTTCCAACAAGTTAAATGAGTATTGGTCAGTAGATGCCCCAGTAATGATGGGGCACAGTATGACAGACCTTACTGGAGAGCGTGGCGGCATTCTTGACAGTCGTGTAAGTGAAACCGGCGTACACATGTTCTGGGCTACAACAGTGATGTTTGACAAGAGCTCCGAAAGCGAATTCTTTTTTAAACTAGTAGACTTTGTCAAAGACAATTATGTCTACTATGCAGATCTATTCCGTTTCAATCCCAAACAGTTCAGAAACGACATTGCCTTCAGTGTTGCTAAACATATTATGAATGGATTTGAAACTGAGTTTGCCTACACACTTCCTCCCATTCTAACAGTCTTTGACAAAGACATTTTACACAATGTTGAACAAGATAGACTGACATTCCTAGTCAGTCAGCCACACGATGTTGCAGGTTTTTGGGCTGCTACAACCAAGGGTACTGATGTTCATATTATGAATAAACAAAGCATAATCAGAAACGCCCACAGTCTTCTGGAATTAATATGAACTTTGGATATCTAATATTTGTAGCAGCCCATCCCGATATAGACTATCTTAAATTGGCCTATGCTTTAGCTCTGAGCATTAAGAATACACAGAAACCGGGCTATGATCGAGTAGCACTGATAATCAATGACAAGTCAGCAGTTGATACATTAAAAAGCCCCTGGGTGTTTGACAAAGTTATAGAGTGGCCAGAACAAAAGTTCTGGGACGGCCGATCGTGGATGGACGAAATAACACCGTGGGAACACACAGTTTGCCTAGATGCCGACATGTTGTTTCTTAGAGATTACAGCCACTGGATTGACTACTTTGTAGAAAACACAGAAGTATATGTGGCTAATCGTGCATTTACATTTAGAGGTGAGGTAGTTACCAGTGATACTTATCGTAGAGCATTTACCAAAAACGATTTGCCCAACTTATATTCAATGTGGACTTTCTTTAAGAAAGATAGCGGTAAAGAATTCTTTGAACTTGCTCGTCAGATTTTTATTAATCCACAGGAATTTAAAAATCTGTATCTAAGCAATCATGTTCCTAAAGTTATAGGCACAGACGAAGCGTTTGCACTAGCGGCCAAGTTGTTAGACATTGACAGTGAAATTGCCTACCCTTTAGATTTTCCTAGACTAGTACACCTAAAGCCTAGGGTGCAGAATTGGCCCTGGGATGCAGAGCGTGTGACTGACCAAGCAGGATTTTATCTCAAAGGCGACGGTAGTTTAAAGATTGGAAATTATCAACAGACCGACATTGTGCATTATGTTGAAAAAGACATAATTACAGATGAGTTGGTTAGTATGTTAGAGGAGATAGCATGGAAGAAAAACTAGACCTTGCTCCCTTTGACGAGTGGATAAAAACACTTGAAGTTCCCGAAGAGACCTACTTCTTTGAGTTCGACACTGAAGGCAATGTCGTCGCACTTCATCCCGGACCAGCAGTTGATCATATTAAAAATAAAATACAAGTTGATCTTGATGTTGCGTTGGGTATATATGAGCGCGGAGAAACTCTACGGCACTATAAAGTGGATGTGATTTCGGGTAGAGTTATAAAAGTAAATCTTGCCAGCATCACTGGTCTTACTAAAATAGACGATGTCTTGCATAGAGTTGTTGACAAGAAGTGGAGCAAAGTTGCTAAACCTGATGTCAGCATAGAATATTCTAGAGAAGACGCTCTATTGACATTTAAGATTAATCCTTTACTGAAAACTATAGAATGGCAAGGTGATCAAGACATGGTATTTTTAATAACAGAATACAACGATCCTAATGTATTACAAGAAATGATCAGCTTCAATGTCAACGAACTGGTAAAATACCCACAGCGGTTTACACTGGTGCTTCCAGAAAAGTTTAGCATTTACACACGAAGAATTTTTGACAAGTATACCTATGAAGACACTAGAGCTTGATATTGTTTTTTTAAGTTATGATGAGCCTAATGCTGACCAGCACTATGCTGACCTATGCAATAAGGTGCCATGGGCCAAGCGTGTTCACGGTGTTAAAGGCAGTGATGCTGCCCACAAAGCCGCAGCAGAACTCAGCGAAACAGATTGGGTTATCACGGTGGACGCAGACAATATTGTGGACAATAGATTTTTCAATCTAGGATTTGATCCCGACAACAAGGACATACAGGTCTACAGTTGGTTGGCTAGAAATCGTATCAACGGATTGTTATATGGCAACGGTGGCCTAAAAATATGGCGCAAAGATTTCATCCTCAACATGAAGAGTCATGAGGCCAGCGACAACGATCGTGCGCAAGTAGACTTCTGTTGGGAAGATGGTTATAAACAGTTTGCCGAATGTTACAGTGAAACAGTTATCACTGGAAGTCCATTTCAAGCATGGCGAGCAGGATTCCGCGAAGGCGTTAAAATGACTCTGCTTGACGGAGTTCGTATTCCAGCTGACGAGATTAAAGAACGCATCTGGTGGCATAATCTACATAGACTTAAAGTTTGGAGCACCGTTGGCGCACACGAAGAAAACGGCCTATATGCAGTCTATGGTGCAAGACTAGGTCAATGGATGACCAATTGTACTGATTGGAACTATGTAGATGTTAGAGACTTTGAAATCTTAAAAAACATCTACAATGAAAATGTCAATCATACCAATCTAGAACACGACATACAGGATCTAGGCTATCACATTAAACGAGGTATGGGATTTGATTATCCTTACCTAGATGCAGATCAAAGCAAGTATACTCTAGACCTTTACGAAGAAACAATTAAACTTACTAACACCTACCTAAGATGATCTACGATATTTTTTATGTAAGCAAAGAAAAGATTAGCGATATTGAATGGCAGCAATTTCGTAACCGATTCCCGTCTGCTCAAAAAATTGAAAATGTAAAAACCATAGACGATGTAAAGAAAAAATCATTTACAAAATTCTTTTGGCTTGTTTGGGACGATGTTGTAATTGCAGATAATTTTACATTTGATTATCGCGTAGAAAAATGGGATGAAGATTATGTCCATGTGTTTAAGAACAGTTGTAATGGCGCGGAATCCTACATCTCTGGAATAACATTGATTCCTAAAAAAGCAACTATACTTAAAAAAGAATTTGATTTTAAATTCTATGTAAACAAAAAAGAAACAGGTATAGTAGCCAGTAAGTTTCAATATCCTATTAGACATATTGATAGCTATGAGCAATACCTCAAGATAGTCAATGAAGAATCTAAGTCAATGTTTTGGTGTGTGCGTAACGATATTAATTTAATCAACAACAATATCTTTGATTTATATTTTGACCCGTTAGATGGAAAGTACGATTACGATCGCAGTATAAATCATGTGTTTAAAAACGGAGAGTCATTTGACGGACTCATGCTGGCCAGTAAAGATAAAATTTTAATGGAAAAAGAATTCAAGTATAGATTTCCTATAGAAAAAAAAGAATGGGATATTGTTGCCAGCAAACCTAAACCTTATGATGTTGTGTTTATAAGTTACAACGAATCTAATGCAGATGCAAACTACGAAAAGTTAAAATTAAAAAGACCAGATGCTAAAAGAGTACACGGTGTAAAAGGTATACACAATGCTCATCTAGCTGCTGCCGAATCAGTCACAACAGAAATGTTTTGGGTAGTAGATGCCGACGCTGAGCTAGTTGATGACTTTAATTTTGAAATAGAATATATTCCTCATTATGATGCTGGAAATAGATTAGAACAAACATCAATGGTACATGTATGGGCTAGTCAAAATCCAATTAATGATCTTGTTTACGGCTACGGCGGAGTTAAATTATTGCCAACAAAATTAACCTTAGAAATGGATACTGAGTCAGTAGATATGACGACCAGCATCAGTAAAAAATTTAAAGCGGTTAATCAAATTAGCAACATTTCTGCTTTTAATGTTGACGAGTTTAGCACATGGCGTAGCGCATTTAGAGAATGTGTTAAATTATCTACCAAAGTTATTAATGAACAATACGATGAAGAAACTGAAAATAGATTATTTTTATGGTGTGTGGTTGGAGAAACTCGACCATTTGGAAAATATGCAATTGACGGCGCAGTTGCAGGAAAAAAATACGGCGAGGCAAATATCAACGACTTTGATTCTTTAAGAAAAATTAATGATTACACTTGGATATTAGAACAATTTAACAAAGCATACAATGAATAATCTTGAAACAATTAAAAAATTCATTCCTATAATGAATGAAATTTCGCCTACATTCTGCATGGCCAAATGGCATCACACCACTATCTATTTGCAAACGGGAGAAACGCATAGTTGTTATCATCCTAGACCACACAAAATTTCGTTAGACGAAATTGCTATAGATCCTAGCGCCCTGCACAACACAGAACAAAAAAAACTAGAAAGACTAGAAATGTTAAATGGCGGAAAGCCTAGTGGATGTCAGTACTGCTGGAATATTGAAGCAATGGGCGAGGATTATGTTAGCGACCGCAAAGAGCGCAACAGCACAATATATAGAGCCGATAGATTTGAACAGATTAAAAGTGGCCCATGGGATCAAAACATAAATCCTGAATACATTGAAATTAGCTTCGGCAATGAATGTAATTTCAAATGCGGATACTGCCATCCTAAACATAGCAGCGCCTATCATAAAGAAATTAAAATGCACGGGCCTTATACTGCTGTGAATAATCATCGAAACGACATAGATTGGTTTAAAGTCTACGAAGAAGAAACCAATCCTTATGTTGAAGCATGGTGGAAGTGGTGGCCAGAAGTTAGCAAAACTCTAAATATTCTACGCATCACAGGCGGCGAGCCATTGCTACAAGCTAGTACATGGAGGCTATTAGAAGACCTAGACAAAAATCCTCTACCCAACTTAGAACTAAACATCAATAGTAATTTTGGTGTAAAGCCTATTCTAGTCGATAGACTAGTAGAGCGTATTAATAAGTTACTTGTAGAAAAAAAGATCAAAAAGTTTAAAATGTTTACTAGTATGGATACTTGGGGACCACAAGCAGAATACATCCGTACAGGATTGGATTTAGAACTATGGGAAAGAAATCTTAAAAAATACTTAGCAGACACTGATTTGTCGATAACTTTTATGGTTACATTTAATATTCTCACAGTTACTAATTTTCAAACATTGTTAGAAAAAATATTAGAGTGGAGGAAAGAATACCCATTCAATACAGATTATCGTGTAAAATTTGATACCCCTTATCTTAAAGAACCACTACAATACGACATGAATATACTTCCTAAAGAAGAGTTTATGCCATACATGCATAAGCATCTTGAATTTATTAAAGAAAATGTTAATGATAAGAATCTTAATAAATTCACAAGTTTAGAATATGAACGATTTAGACGTGTAGTTGACTATATGGAAACTACACACTATTCAAAAGATAAAATTAAAGAAGGTCGAAAAGATTTTTATAATTGGTTTACAGAATATGATCGTAGAAGATCAGTAGATTTTGTTACTACATTTCCTACAATGGTAGATTTTTATAATAGATGTAAAGATGAATAAAAAAATTAATTTAGCCTACGAATGGATAGGCCCAACCGGACCGTTGACAAACAATAGAATGCCTACATTAGCTGACCTAATGACTGCATCAGTAGACTATCACTTTCCGCAGTTAAAAGGCGATCTATTTCAAAAGCCACATTTTCATTCTAGGATAGTCGACTCTAGGATTGTGTCTACTTATAAACTTCCTCAAGAAATATTCTTGTATGAATTAAATTGGAATACCTTTCATTACAGAGATAAGTTTCATAACTTTCATAGTGCAGACGGACTTTTTGATGACAATCAAATTGATATCAAAGTACTAAACAGAGTGCAAAACAAGACAGCTTATTTTCTTGTAACGCTGTTCTATGAAGGGTACATGGATGACGAATTTTTAAACCATCTATCAGATTACTTTACATCTAAAGGCTTGTCGCTAACACAGGTAATTTATCTAACTAACTGTTACAATGGTAAAGAAGTATATGAAGATTATTGCAGGCGCAATCATAAATTGCCAGAAATGCAAATGGAATACTTTCCTGTGTTTAGAATTGACCGATGTAATATCCAACAGGCAATTGCAGAGTCTGTAAACTCAACATATCGACCGGGTCCTCGCAAAAAAACATTCTTGTGCTTTAATAGACGATATAATGATCATAGATTGATGTTGTACTTGGCAATAGTACAACGTGGCCTAATTGATCAGTGTTATTACAGCATGGATAAAACTCAGCCCGAATCCACTAGAACATTTGTTGAAAATTGCAAATACTTAATAAGTAGATTCCCTGACATGGGATTAACCAGCACCGATGTGTTGGTCGCGGATAAGTTATTGCCTTTGGTATTAGACAATCCTAATTTTAGTCAATATCCCATGGAGCACAGTGTTGATCCAGTTAAACACTTATATGATAATTCTCTAGTTAATATTGTTACTGAAACATATTTCTTTAATAACATTATTCACATTACAGAAAAGACCTACAAGCCAATTGCTTTTATGCAGCCCTTTATATTGTTAGGTGCCGCTCGAAGTCTACAGCATGTTAAAGATATGGGATTTAAAACATTTGGAGAATTCTGGGATGAAACCTACGATCTAGAATTAGATGACAAACAACGTTTTAATAAGATAATAGCAGTAATAGAATCTATAGCTAAGTGGACAGAACAACAGCGAATAGAGTTTACTGTTAGAGTTAAAGATATCATTGACTACAATGTCAATCATTTAAATACAATGCAAGATATTGAAATTGAAAATTTGGTGAAAAAATATGGAACATAAAAAAATATTAGTATGCGGAGCAGGTGGATTTATTGGAACACACCTAGTTACCAGTTTAAAAAGTCAAGGGCACTACGTTGTTGGTGTTGATTTAAAATTTCCAATGTATTCTAAAACTGATGCAGACGAGTTTCACATAGTTGATTTAAGAAATCAGGATCTAGTAGCCAAGATTGTTACTAGCGACCTAGATGAAATTTATCAATTAGCAGCAGATATGGGCGGTACCGGGTATATAGGCACAGGTGAAAATGATGCCGATATAATGCATAATAGTGCTGTAATTAATCTCAACATTCTAAATGAGATGGTTAAGAAGGATGTTAAGAATGTATTCTATACCAGTAGTGCCTGTGTCTACCCAGAATACAATCAACTAGATCCAAATAATCCCAATTGTGAAGAATCGAGTGTATATCCAGCAGAACCTGATACAGAGTATGGTTGGGAAAAACTATTCAGTGAACGTCTGTATCTAAGCTACGGTCGCAACTATGGGTTCAGAGTTCGTATTGCTAGATTACACAATGTATTCGGTCCACTGGGATCTTGGTGTGATGGTAAAGAAAAAGCGCCAGCAGCATTATGCCGTAAGGTAATTGAAAGCACAGGAGAAGTAGAAGTCTGGGGTCCTGGTAATCAGACTCGCAGTTTTATGTATATAGATGAGTGCATCAAAGGTATTCACCTAATGATGGCCTGCGCTAGTCAACTGCCAATTAATCTTGGCAGTGATAGAATGATCAGCATTAACGATCTAGTATTGTTAATTGCCAAGTTGGCCGGTAAAGATATTAAAATTAAAAATATTCCCGGACCCCAAGGTGTTATGGGCCGTAACAGCGACAACAATTTAATCAAAGGTTTAATTGGTGGATGGGCGCCAGCCGATGCACTAGAGTACGGACTGACAAAAACCTATGCCTGGATCAAAAGTCAAAAGAAGATTTTTAGTAAGACAGGCAAAGTATATGACCTAAGAGTAGACAAAAATTTCATTGCTCCTTTGACCGAGTGTGAATGTGCGCCTAATTCAATTTATTACTTTCACTACTATTACGATCTACACGACGGTGTAGGTATCCTAGATAGCCTAGAAGAAAAGCATTGGGATCATTTACGAACTGATCCGACAGCCAAGTTTCTTTATGAAAATTGCAATGAAACATTCACCTACAAACTAGCAGATGACATTGCCAAAGTAATAACAGAAAAAAATATACATCCTTCTAAGATCTATATGATAGTAATGGATGATGTACATAAAAACTTTCTAAGTAAACGATTAACCGAAAGATCAATTTACGGAGTCAACATAGGTGTGTTTAACGATTTATTGGCAAAGACACAGATACACGACAATCAACATACTGAACACAAATTCAGTATGCTGAGTAGAAATTATCGTCCTTGGAGACTGCACCTATATGCTGAACTGGCGCAGCAGGATCTATTGAAAGACTTTAGATATAGTTTTTACAACATATTCCCCTATGGTGAAGTTAGATACTTTGACAAAGACACAATGGCTAAAGATCTAACTGCATTGAACTTTAAAATAGATTCTAATGTAGACACTTGGTTATCCGGAGTGCCTTATACACTAGATGCTAGTGACAATGTTCTAAACAAATGGGGTGATGTAACCTACGATGCAATCCTAAATGCAGATTTTCATATTCTAGTAGAAACACACTATGATGTATCCTATTATGTAGATACTAGAAAAGGTAATTTAAGAGATCTAGCGCCTAGTAGCATTACCGAAAAAACCAATAAGCCCATTGCCTGCGGCAAGCCCTTTATTGCATTTTCTACGGCACACTTCTTAGAAGACTTCCGTAGTCTAGGATTCAAAACATTCAGTCCGTATATAAACGAATCATACGATCTTGAAGAAGACAATCACAAAAGACTAAGTATGATAGTTGCCGAAATAAAAAGAATATCAGAATTACCAAAAGATCAATATGACGAGCTGCTGTTTAATTGTCGTTTAATCGCAGCTAAAAATCGTGAAATATTGCTTTCTAAGAAAGACAACACAGCATACAATGCATCGTTTGAATTTTTAAGGAGTTATTTTGAGTCACAGTCAAATATACAAATTCTTTAATGAATTGAATCAGTACTACGATCCTACCGAATTAGCAGTAAGTCATGCTGAAGGTTCTCCAGTCCCCTACACGATCATAGACAATTTTTTACCCGATGAACTATTCAATACACTAAGTTTTGAAGTTGATTTCTTACAAGAAAGTGATTGGACTGTGTTTAGTAAAGGAACAAGTTATAGAAAAGAGTGCAGAAATTTTACCAGCACTCCTAGAATACAATCAATGGCCTATAGTTTTCAAGGTAGTATATTTCTCAAATGGATAGAACAACTAACAGGCATTGACAAACTAGTAGGAGATCCTCACCATCGAGGTGGCGGCATAACCCGTATGCCTACTGGAACCAGTCTAGGACTTCACAATGACTTCAATTGGAATGAACAAATTAGACTTACTCGTCGTGCCAATGTAATATTATACATGAATCCCGTTTGGGAAGAAAGTTGGGGCGGAGAATTAGAGTTTTGGGACTTTGACCGAACTGAATGCCTAGTTAAAATTGCACCCAAGCCCAATAGACTGGCCGTATGGAATTACGACGAACGTCTGATACACGGTCAGCCACATCCATTGACCTGCCCTGACTCCGTAGAAAGACAAAATTTCATACAGTTTTATTATAGTAGTAATGCTACGCATGAAACTCCACCTCATCGCAGTCAATTTGTCTAATGGCAAACTTTCATCTTAACAGTCAATCATATCTAGCTCAGCTGTCTTACAATCAAGACACAGATATGATATTAGAAATAGGTAGTGATCAGAATGAAGGATCTACAGAATTTTTTAACGGATTATCAGTTAATTGGGAAATACCCTTTTATACTGTGGATGTTATTGATGAACCTCAACATAGATTCACACATCTAGATCATATTATATGGCAAGTATCAGAAAGTGGAGCAGTATGGACTAAGTCAGTACTGCCTACATTGGGCAAACAAATTAAAGTGCTTTACCTTGATAATTATGATTGGTCTAACCCTGGATCAAATGCAGATAACATTAAAGCAAATTATGCTCAACGAAATGTTGAGTGGTCAAATATGGGCAGTCAGATTGAACATCTAGCACAAATGGCAAACTGCATGCCATACATGTCAGCTGAGTCTTTAGTGATATGTGATGACACGCCTCTAGTAGAAGCAAGCGGAACTTACTCCGGCAAGTGCGGAGCAGTTGTACCTTATCTATTAGTTAATGGTTATCAAATAGTCTATACCGGAAACAACGGAGTTATACTTCAGAGAGGCAAGTAATGCTCTGTTACTTTGATAGTGCTATTGATGTAAATCTTTCACATATTGCAGACATTAAACAGGTACGGTCGCTGGACGAATTAAAAAAACGACTAAGTGAATCTAATTTTGAATTTGTACATTCAACAGAATACTCGCAGCAGGGATTATACATAATTGAAATTAGTAAGATACCAGAGCTCTGGTGCGCAAAAACTTTTTTAAAAAGCTTCAACCTATTGCTTAATATACCAAGTAGAGTAATTAAGGCCGCTAAATCTAAAAAGATAAGAATACTGATTTTGTCAACAGTAGAAGGAGATAATTTCAGTTATGATACATTTGACGGATTCCAGCATTTACATAGTACAGTTCAATTGTTGGGGCTTCCTAAACACTCTGTACTTATTGTTTCTGGAAATTTAAATGCTGGGCAACAATATACAGAATGGTGTATAAAAAATTCTAAAGAAGAATATATTGAATTTCAAGAAGGTATTGAGTGGGATGGAAAAATGTCACATCCTCCTAGTACCCCTGTTAAGATAACAGATTATGGTTTACCGTTTAACAGTTTAAATCGTGCCCATAGAAATCACAGAACAGAACATTTATATTTTCTAGCCGAAAATAAAATACAGGGTTTAATAAGTGGTGGGGCTTGGTTTAATACACACACTATTGATATGCCGATATATCAAACAGTAGAATACAATCATTATAAAACTGTACTAACAGCTAACTACCCTAAGACTGTAGATGTACTAGACCTAGTTAATCAAGTACCTAACCTAATTAACAATCTAGAAATATATGAACGCAGCCAACTAACAGTTGTAACCGAAAGTCATTTTAATCAAACAGGCGGATTGTTTATTACGGAAAAAACATTTAGGCCGTTATTAGTTGGCCATCCGTTTATGGTACTAGGTCAAAAAGGATCTTTAGAAAAATTGAAAAGTTGGGGATTCATAACTGACTTTGATGGCATTGATCAAAGCTATGATAATGTTGCAGATGATAAAGAACGATTTTTACAATTTCATTTATCTTTAAGAAACTGGTGTGTACAAGATTCGGAAATTCGAAGAACTGCAATTTACAAATGGAACAACATTATCCAACACAATTTTCAAAATTATAAAAAACTAAATTTTAAGAAAACTATGTTTGATAATGTTATCTTGTCTACGGAACAGTATTTTAAAAAATGTTTTTAGAACTTTCTTGAATATCAACTTTTAATCTTTCGATATCCATTTGAAAATCCATCTTTTTAATATCGTTACGATATTCTTGAAAAATGTTTAACAGTTTTTCAGCAACTTCGTCAGAGGTTGAATTAGACAATTGTTCTTGTACATTTATTTCCCAAATACGACCATTGGTAAATTCTAATCGTAATTGGTTTAGATAGGCCACAGGCATAGTGTTCATGTAGAGATCTTCAAATATCTCCGGCCACTCACTAACCAAATGCCTGGGCGGTTTAAACAACGGTTTAGGCATCAGCAGATTCTTCTGCCTTCACTGTTGCTTTTTTCTTTGGTGGATCTAGTGCATCTGCTTCTTTACGCAACCTGGCAGCTTCTTTGTACATAGCATCTGCTTGGCTTCGATAGCTTTTAGCAATATCAGTGTCAGTAAGAACTTCGTTAGCAGCGGCCTGAGGCATTGCTGGAACAGAAGTTGCTTCACTGTTTGGAACAGCGTTTTTCTTACTGTCTTGCGTTTTCTTAGCCTGAGCATTAGCCTGTGCGCCACTAACAAAATTACACAATTCGTCAACTGCACAATTTTTCTGTTCGGCAATCAGCACATTTAACTGATCTAAAGGAACAGCGGCGTTAACAGTTGGCGTCATCAACACATTGCTAGTGGACACTTTTTGCAATCTTCCGTCTTGTTGTAATGCTGATAGCATTGGACGACCGTCTGGGAAATGACGAATAAACAACATCTCTCCAAATTCAAATGCTTCCTGAGCCTGATCAGTTTCAAGCATTTGCATAATTGCATCGTGGTACTCATCTTTAAGTTGATTAACTTGAATCACTAAAGCTGAGTCTGATTCGCCTGGAAGAGTTCTAAATACTGTGAGTACTTTAACTCCGGTATTTTTCATCCTTCCAATGTGTTTGACTGGATTGGCCATATTATTCCTTTTTAGTGGTTACTGATTCTAGAAATACTGACAGCTTGTTGTACACTTTGCCTACAGCTTCCATTTCAGCAGCCTTGAATGCGCCCCGTGAACTTGCAACATCAATAATACTACGGATAGCAGCAAGATCGTTGAGATTTAGATCAGGTGCAGCTGGTTGTTCAGCAGCTGGTGCAGTGGTTGGCTCTACTGGAGCGCCCGGTGATACTTTGCTTTCTTGTTGGTCCATTAGTTTCTCCTTAAATGTGGACAGGCTAACATAAAGTATGTTAGTTCTTTTTGATCTTCAAATGCCACAAATGTGGCAGTTTTCAAGTGGCCGTCTTTATCGATAGAAGGCAGTTTAGCAATTGAGTATCGTCCTCGTAATCGAGTACGCACCCAACTTTCCATAATTCCTGTTTGTGACAGGAAGTGTCCGCCCTCATCAATTTTAAACTTCGCAAAATGCGGAGGTATGTGTGACAGCGAGCGTTTGTTTAGAACTTCTAAAGGGTTTAGATCGAACATAGTGAAAATATTTATAGATAAAGATTAATTGATAGAGGATTCTTGGCGCAGCCTTTTTGCCATTGTTCTAGCCATCCCAAGTTTTTTAATGTCTCCAGAAAACATATATAGTTCAAAGGCTGTTTTTTCTGATAGTACCACAATATGTTTTTTAGTAATGTGCCACGGAGTATCGATATATTGATCTAACCAAATTAGCACCTGCGGACTAATGGTCATCTCTTTTGGAATCTCAATCTTATAAGTTTTAATTTCGGATTTAGTTTCGACAAATTCCAAACAGTGATCGGTCATCCTTAATCCGCCGATGTCTTTTTCTCTAGTGCTGTACCACCAAATGGCCTTAAAGTCTTTTGTTCTTTTAACATCTGCTTCTACACCTGCGGCTTTTAAAAAAACTTCAGTGTAGGAATCTTTGCGATCCATTTTATTTTATTTCTTCGCCGGCAGTTAGTTTATAAACAGCAAAGTCTTTGGTTTTAAATAAACGATTGAGTTTCTTTGCAAGATTGTGTGCATGACCGGGATTACTAAATGATACTTTCTTATACTTAGGTCCTGGATAACTAGCTACTAAACTACCGCTTTTTAAATTGAATGGTTGCCCTTTATAAAACACAGCCCAAATGGCCTCAGAGTTGAGAACTTGCTCAACTTTGTAGGTTTCTTTGTTTGCGTACTCAAGCAACACTTGAGGTTTCGGTCTACTCATATCTATACATGTCCAATAAAGTGCATATATATTTATGTTTTTCCGAAGCCACCCCCGTCAACTTTTACTTCTATCTCAGTGGTACTCTGGCGTATCTCGGCTAGCATAGCATGTATTTCCTGCATGGTTTTTGCCATTTTGGATGTCATGATTGCTAATTCAGCAGTTAGGTCTCTAGCTTCCTGCACACTAATGCGAATTTCTTTTTGTTGACTTCTTTCGGCAGCTACTAGTCGTTGTACTAGTTTTTCTACACTTGGTAAATTTACAGGATTATTTAGAGACATTGCTCAATACCTGTTTCATTTCAAGTTCTGTTTTAAACGGTCCTTGATATTCGTATCGTTGAAGTGTGATGGCTTTTGGACAGAAACTTTTAACCCATCCTTTGTCAAAACGAATAACATAATATCCTGCACAGTAAAGGCTTTTACTATCTCCGCTCTTAGTAAAGAGTGGTAATTTTCTTTTAACATCAAACATTGAATTGTGCGGAGTGGTTGAAGTTGCATAGCCATGCACCTCATTTGGTTCTGCATTGTCTGCTTCTTTGATAATTTTTGCAACAAAGAAATCCTTACCAAATTCTAATGTTAGTTTTTCTTTTGTTTCATAGACTTTGATACCTAATTCATTACTCATTACAAAGTGATTGTCTTCACTCTTTCTTAGCGTAGCAAACTTAGTTCCTGCTTTTTCTACTATCCAAAACTTTTCTGGAATAATAGGTTTAGCGTGTAAATCTGTCATAGTTGTCTCCTGACATGTGTCTGTTTTGTGTGGGCATGTATCGATGTAGTTGCAGATCATCATTTACATGTTCCTAACCATTCATCGAATATATTTACGGCTTCGTCAAAGTCTATGGCTAATACTTTGGCTGATATGACGCCGTCTGTAATAGACATGTCAAACGGTACCACTCCGTTAAATCTAAAATCTTCAGGAGTATCAGTTTCGACAATGAACTCCTGTAAGTTCTTTGCTCTAAAAATTAAATTATTTGCCATGTCTACTGAATTCATAATACATACCTTGCATTTAACGGCTCAGCATACGCTTGCGCCTGATCGGAAATCTTTTTAAGATCATAAAGATTACAGAATTTAATAAGTCTAATACCAACTTGACTGATATTCTTATTAGCACTTGTTGCAGTAGCGATAGTTTCTGCAATGATAGTCTTAATCTCATCTGGTTGTGCAGACAGATCGATCAGCACTCGATTGCGTTCGTAGTCATCCAGCACACGATGCTCTTCACCGTTGTGGTCGGTCCAACGCTGAAGCATCATGTTGTTCCAATTGTAGCCTTTTGAGTCTCGATCACCGTAGGCCTCACGGAGACCAACCTTATTCTTTGTGCCTTTTTCCCGTACTCCCGGATATGCAGAGAATACATTGTCTGAGGTATCGCCTCGCATACACTTCTCAAAGAGTAACCACTGGGGGTCCGGAATGGCTTTTGGCTCTTGAGTCTTTTTATCAATAACTCTCTTACCTTTTGCATCGAAGATACCTTCATGTGTGATAGTAGTTTCCATAACACCATTATATTGTTTCACATTGGGTGCAATAAGTTGTACAAAATCTGTGTCTGTGCTAATGATCACATGTTTATCATTTGGATGTGTCTGAATCCAACCTGCAATAAGATCATCTGCTTCTAGACGAGAATTTTGTAAGACTGTACAATTTGTCTTTTCTGTTACAAATTCTTTAAAGGTATCAAAGGCTTCCCAAAAGACTTTTTCTTCTTCTGCTTCACGCTCTGTATGTGCGGCACGACTAGCGGCTCTTTGTGCCTTGTAAGGCTTGTAATGGTCTTTACGCCAGCTACGACCTTCTAAACAGAACACAACATGAGTACCGCCAAAGTCTTGCCACGCTTTTTTAATCGAATTAAGTGTAATATGAAACGCCATGCCTAGTTTGATATCAGCGTCACCGTTGATAACGTGACGAGCACGAAAGAATGTGTTTGCTGTATCTACTAAAATATAAGTCATTTATTGTTTCTTTTCACACTTTGAATGTCAATAACACCTGTGTTAACTTCGGGCAAATTTTCATCTACTACGACATTAGCACAGAGCTCTCTAAACCAGCGGTCTACAATTTCTTCGTCTTTATCACCGTCGTAACCGTAGCCCTCTTGCTTTAATTTTAACACAAAATGGTCGTTCCAGTCAAGTTCAAAAAAACCATTGCGTACATTGTCTTTATTGACATGTGTGTTAAGCACAGCAACATAAGGCTCTTCTTTACGAGTAGCTCGTTCTTTAGCTGTTAATTTGGACTGTTCTTCTGCTTGGGTAGCTCTTTCGGCTGCGGCGGTAGCATCTTGTGCAATCTTAGTAGCTTCACTAGCCGCTTTTAAACTGGCTTCTGTTTCGGCCCTAATCTTATCAATGCCAAATAACTTTTCAATCCATTTATTCATTAGGTTCCCCACTCATTTTTAAACAACGGCACCTGTAATCTATCACTGTAGCGCAAGCCGTTTTTCATTGCCAAGTCTGCTACTGTACGATTGTTTAGTGCATAAACACTTTCTACACCACCAACGGGCATCAGATAAACATGACCGTTGAATCCTGCTCGTCGATAAGCGGCAATAGCACATTCTGCGTCTTTAAAGTCTTGTTCTGTAGCAATGACAAATTTTAAATATGCTGTGCCAACTTGTTCGTATTCGCAAACAATTTCAGGTTTAATAGCATCGTCCCAAGACTCGCCTGAACAAGGAAGTTTAGCACTTACTGAGAATGTAATTTCTCTTTCATCATTACCGAACGACCAATCGGTTAAGTATTCTTTAAACTTGGGATCAAGTTTCTGAGTACCGTTTGTTTCAAAGGTAATCTCTTTTAATCCTGCCATCTTAGGATGACTCAGCAAGTCTGGATATGCTCGTTGCCAACCTAGCAAAGGCTCACCGCCCGTGATAACTAGATGCTCGTCCTTCCACTCATTGAAGGGCAGTATCTCCATGATTCTGTCTGCAATGGCGTCTGATGTAAGCATAGGACTAAGGTCCTTAAAACGTGGATCCCAAGAAGCATAACTATCGCAACCAGTACTAACCAACGGAAGTTCTTCATAGACTTTAAATTCAGTGATGCGTTCAGCAATAGATTCAACCTCTGTGCTTAGTTCACCACGAGGCATGCCAAAGCCTGCACATTTAAAGTTACAACCAAATGTGCGTAGAAACACAGACGGAACGCCCATATAGCGTCCTTCACCTTGTATGCTGTAGAACAGCTCTGCTATTTTTAATTTACTCATAGTTTATTATACACTCTTTTTCTCTAAAAGCCAAGAACCATCTCCCCGATCCTTCCATTCTAATGTGTCTCCTTCTTTCCAACCTGCTTGTTCTAGCAGGTCTGGAGGAAACTGGAGTATGGCATCCCCAGTTTCTGGATCTTCCTCAACCGTTAAGGTCCAATTGTTCATAATGCCTCGCTTATAAGAATTTTGCACATAAATGCATCTTGTTCGTTTTTGAAAATAAATTCCATATTATTTTCAGTAGGATGGGATGTATACTTATCACCTGGTAATCCAAAGTGCTCAATTATTGTAGCACATACTTCATTCCACCAAATGTTAGATTGGTTTTCCCAAGGGACGTTAATGATATTCATTCTGGCAATGCTGTAAATCTTGACAAGAAGCTGTCTTTGTAACAGCTATATTCTCGGGGAGGATCTCCTGCCTCGTCTCTATAGTGTATCCAATCGTGTCCGTCTTGTTCTATTTCATGCAAGACTATAAATTTTTTACTATGATCATTTCCGGTCCAGCGACTACCTTCTTTTATTTTCATAATTATTCCTTAAAGCATTTATCAACCCAACCGGTTACAGCAACTAACCACCCATATCCGGCCGGCTCACCCCAATATACCCATGCTAGAAACACAGCACAGATAGTAATAATAATTGCTAGCGATCGTTTCATTTAGCCCACCATTCTTCGTAGGGGAATTCAATCCAAACATCTTCTTCTGCCTTATTTACTTCCATACCCCAGTAGTTCATACCTTTACTACATTGACTGGATAGATTGTCTACTACTACGGCAAAACGAACATTGCCGCCCCAGATATGTTCCCAGCGTTCATCGTAGGGAAAACAACCACTAGGCCAATCCTTCATAATCCAATTTAGTGTGCTACCTTGGTCGTTGATGTCGTCAACAATTAGGATATTCTTTCCGTCAAATGCATCTTCGGCCATGCCTAAGTTACTGGTACACTCTCCACCGTCACGCAGACTGACATCTAGCGATTGCATAGGAATATTAAAATAATGACTGATCATAACAGCTGGTAGTAGTCCACCGCGAGTTAACCCTACAATATAATCTGGACGCCAATCACTAGCGCCAATTTGTTTGCAAATATTTGCAACTAGATTTTTAAATTGTTTATTTTTAATTATGAGCTTGTTCATATCTTTCTTTCAAATATTGTTCGTGTTGTATCCATTTGTTATTGACTAAAAATCCCCAATCTCTTTTCTTGGGACCGGGCATAAACAATGTCCATGCAGTTACGCTAGGATCAAGCTCAATGCGATGGTAGCTATTAGCCCTGCATATACGAAAACTGCCAGGTCCTCTCCATACACACATTTCAGCGATCTTGTTACCCTTGTTGTCAAATTGTGGAAGCCATTCATAATACCCGCCTTTTAGTATTAGAGTAGCATAAGGCCACGGATGATCATGTACATCATCTGGGTCACCTTTTAAGAACTTATGTAAGAATACATTAAAGGGAAAACGGTCTCTATCTTTTAGAAACAGATAATAGCGTTCAAGATAAGGTTCGTCACTCTGACGATCCATAACAATACGCTTGCGACCCATGCGATCTAAAAAATCTAGAAACCATTTCATATATTACCTTGGAGCAAATTCTTGCTGTAGTTTAATGTTGTCAAAGAACTCTTTCTTTGTATGAGGATCGTCTTTGAATGTGCCTTTGAGCACTGTAGTCTGTGTCAGTGAGCTATGTGCCATGATGCCGCGATTTTCGCAACATCCGTGAACTGCTTGAACATATACTGCTACATTCTCTGAGTCAGTTGCTTTGCTAATTTCTCGGGCTATGTCGTTACACAATTCTTCTTGTAGTGTTCCTCGACGAGCACACCATTGTGCGATACGAGTATATTTAGAAAGACCAATGAGTTTATTAGCGGCAATGATACCGATGTAGGCAACCCCAGATACAGGCTGGTGATGATGAGAGCACATGGACCGTAGCTCACTGCGAACCACGAGCATACCTTCGTAACGGTCTGCAGAATCATTTGGGAATGCTGTTGCGTCTGGTGCTGTTTCATATCTTCCTGCCATTACTTCATTAAAATACATTTTAGCAAGTCGTTGGGCTGTACCTTTTGAATTAGGATCGTTCTCACGATCAATTAGCAAACAATCTAAAACTTTTTCAAAAGCTAGAGTTGTTTCGTTGATTAGCTCTTCTTTCATTTTGTCATCAATGTATTCACTGATGTTATCTCCAGCCCAAAATCTTTTACCATTGCGTTTCATTACAAAACCCAAATAGTTATGCGCTGTGCCTACTTGATAACCACTGTCGCCGTACATAGCGTCAAGTGCTGTTTCTTTTTTATCTGTCAATTAAATTTCTCCGAGTTAATGTCGTGGATGACATAAATTATTATTTTAACATCTCTAATAGCTTATTGCAACTAAAAAAGTTTTCTTTTAATTCATATACCTGTTTATTTAGGCTAGGCAAGAATTTTTCGTAATTATTCATGTACTGAATAATCTTGTTACAGACTTCTGGTCTGTGTGCCTCGTAGGCAGTATAGCTTTCAGTCCATTCGCTAGGATACTTAAATGTATCAAATGCCATCTCGCTATAACTTAGTCTATCAGGCACCATTGGAATAGCATCAACTACAGCACCTTCGTACCAACTGATGCCTAGAGTTTCTTGTAGGTTAGCACTGAACACTAACTTAGCTTCACCCAGCAAGTTATGATATTCGTTCTTTGTAAGTTGTTGATCTTGACAAACAACAAATTCGTATTGAGGAAGATATTGTTTTAGGTCACGGAAGATCTCAACCTGCTTCTCAGGAGCAATACGATGCGGAAACAAAATGAGATCACGCTTGGGCATGTTCTTATACATTAGCAAAGTATCTTGCATATACTCCATGGGCCATCCTGTACGCACAAACTTAGGATACTCTCCGCTTAGTATTTCTTCAAGTTCTTCCTCGTACCAAGGATTTTCTGCACTATGTCCATTGTTCAATAATTCTCTATTAAACATTTCTATATGGAATTCTGTAGCAAAGTAGTTGTGATCAAAAGCAGAAAAGAATGATTTCTCTGCATTTCTAACCCAAGGCTTATTACCAACAAGACGACCTAGGAAGTCTTGTGGATCATAACTGCCGGCATGCCATAGTCCGTGTGTGGTTACTGGAATGCCCAGCAGTTCACTCATGTATTTTAAGTTTATGATGCCTGGATGCCAAGCGTCAGTAAAGATAAAATGATCGCCAGCCTTGATGGATCCTGTACAAAAAAGTCTTCCAAGCTGTTCAACTTGGCTTGCCTTATAGATATTAGTGCCCCCAAAATTGAGAAATGCACCAGGAGTAGTGGCGCTAGGAATATCGCTAGGGCCCGATATAACATGAACTTCATGTCCTGCCTTTCGTAAGAGATTAGGTACATGGGCCTTCCATTGACCCGTGTACCTTGTTTCTACTGCTTCTAGATCAACGAGAAAAACTTTGCTCATTGCGTGGACCGCGATAGTTGTTTTGTCCTCGAGGCTTGTATTCGCCTTTTGGTACCCATGGTCTCCGTGGACGCTGACTATCAAGGAAAGCCTTGTAGTTAACATTGGCACGATCATAAAGATGTGCCGGATTAAAATCACACAATTCCATTCTACAGAAATCGTGATATGCCTCTAGGTCGTCAAAGACCTTGTTAACTTCGGGCTTCATTGTAAGATATTTCTTGAGCCATTCTTGAGCCATTATAGCTTTCCTTATTAATACTTGATAAAAGAACCATTTTCTCCGTCTTCGGAGACCTCAATCCAAATCTCACGACCTGGATACTTTGTGGAGATAGCGTCAAACAAATCGCCTGACATCATCTCGCAACTCTTGTGATCTAAACTTAGTGTAGCATCTTTGTAAAGATTTTCCAACCATCTCTTGAACTGAATAAACTCAATATCACGGTCATCGTGTGTTACGCCTATCCAAACTTTAAAGTGGAAGATGTGACGATGTTCGTTAGCGAGAAACGAAACATCATATTCGTCGCCTGTGGCTAGATTAGGATCAGTTGCTGCCGCAGGATAACGATGCATACCTTCTTTACGGAAAGTAACCCAGATCATTTTGTTTGGGCGAATGTCTTGACGAATAATCATACTGATAGCAGTCCTTTAGCAAACGATTGAATTTCTTCTTTAGTCATATGGAAATTATAGGTGCTGGTAGAGTCTACTTCGCCTTTATCGTTAAGACATTCTTGAATAACATCAACAGCCATTAATCCTTTGGGAACCATTGCTTCCCAAGATTCTACACGCACTCTAAATGCAGCATCTTCTTTAACTACAAACTTTTTTACTTTTAAACTTTCGTGTTTCATCTCAAACTCTCCATAGTGATGATTTTTGCTAACTCTTCTCCAAGCTCTTTGTCGTCTGTAACTACATGCAGACTGTGTTTATGATCATCTCGTTGACGATCATACTTGGTAGTTTCAATGATAGTTCCACCACTGGCACTATATACATTCAATCTAAATCCTTGTGATTGAATATTTGGACCGTCGCTGTCAACAGCAATAGCATTGCCGTACTCTAGCTCGTCATCGTTCATTAGCCAGTTTCGAATTCTTTGTTTAAATGTTAATTTCATAGGTTTTTCTTCTACTGTATATCGTACAGGACGGACCGTGTTGTTTAATGTCTTTATCGACCTCTGTAAGCGGTGAATAGACTTTGCGGTTGAGGCATATTGCCCAATATTACTCATTTGATGATCTCATCCTTGCCATATTGATCCCAACTGGTAAACCGATCTCTACCAAGTAGATCGTGAAGATTATGACACCACACTCCGGGATTTGTTGCTTTAAAATCTTTGTCGTCTATCTTTATTGTAGCATTATATCCTAGCTGTTGTAAATAGGGCAGTTTAACCGAAATCTGCGGAATAAACTGACGCTTCTCTACAAGACCGCTTTCTAATAGACCTTCTACCTGTGCTACATCTAGATCCAGTGTACACCAAAATTCGTCGTCTGCATCTAAGCAAACATAAATCATATCTTCCCATAGACGCCATGGTTCGGCGTCATTGACAGCTAGTTTAGGAAAACTTTGATTAGCACCAAAGTAGATATGAGTACACTTGTGTTCACGAGCAAGTTCCATGATTACATAGGCATCATGCACACCTGTTACAAACAATGTCTTCATTCCGTATGCAGGAGTTTTTTCAATCTCTATGCCTGTAAAGAATGTAATACTGTCTGCAACACCTGATTCGTAATTTCTTTTCATTCGTCGTCTTTCGGAAATGCCGGACTAAATGGCCAAGCGGTTGATGGTTCTGGTCTTTTCTTTAATTCTACATTTTCTATAACAAATGTTCCGTCGTCTTCACAAAGACTAACAGTGAACGGTCCATATATTATAACATACTCATCCTCGGTTTGCCAAGCATGAGTTCCATCAAATAGCCAAGCAGCACCTCCAATATCTGGACAGTTCTCGTCATCGGGGTCACCATTGTAGTAACAGTTCTTGATAAACTCCTGTGCTTCTTCATCTAGGTCATCACTGAATTCCCATTCGATGTTGATGCTGTCATCAAACTCGCAACCCCAACCACAGTCTGTTTTGGCATAGGCAACTTTATCATCTTCGTAAGGAAGATTACAGTCCATGTCTGCCTCAACAAAGCCCTGACCCCAACGATAGGTCTCAGTCATGTTAAACCAGCTAATAGATCCGTCCTCGTTTTCACGAAACATCTCAACAACCCACTCGATGCTTTTCTTATCTAGCGGTTTAATTAGATAAACTTTAGACATAGTTACTTCCTTTGAAAAAGATTTTTAATTGATTGAATTAGATTAACAAATCTAAAATGATAGTTAGTTAGCATAGGAGGATGATAAGGGCAGCGACCCTGACGATAATCACACTTAGAGTCATACTCCTTACCGCAGGTGCTGCACTTATTCTTCAAGTCCGTTTGATTTAGCATATTCTGCCCGTTCTGTTTCTCGTTTAGTTTCACAAGGTTCGCATATAGTACGGATCCATCCAGGACCGTGTGTTTTTGCAGGAGCACTACATTCTTCGCAAGTAACTCCACTCATACTCTCGGCCATGCGTACCATACCATCTATAGCGTCATCTCCACCGGAGTAGTAAAACCGTAATGTGCCAAACTTTTCTTTAACTTGGTCTAATGTTACCTGTGCTACAACTTCTTCTTTTCTATTCTTCCAATCAATGTGATGTTGAATATTACCCATAAGCTGATCTAGGATATTGAACCAGCCATCTCCACATTCAAAGCCCCAGCACATACAAGTTTCTTGCATGTTCTTGTTGCGATTAACCATCATCTTAGGATACTTCTCGCACAACAGCTTGTCTAGTTCTTGTTTCATTACCAGTTACTCACATCAGTGTTATCAATTTTAACATCCTTGCCCATGATCTCAAATACAATAGTTTGGGTAGGGCCTATACCACTTGAGTTTTCTTCAACAATTTCAAATTGTTCTACTTCTACAAAACGATTAGCAATATCTGCCAGTGTTTTAATTTGTGTTTGTGTTAGAGTGTATTTTTTCATGTTCTTGCTTTCGTTTAAGTATAGCAATTTCGTCTTTTAAATGCAACCGTTGTTTCTTCAAAGCGTCTAACTTTAGATCTTCAAACAGTCCTGTTCTTTCTAAAGTATCAACTTGTTTGTCCAAAGCACGATGTGCTTCTTCTAAATGTTTAATTCGAAGTTCGTACATGCTGTTACTCCTCTTGTATGTCAGTTTCCAAGTTGCGCAAGACATCATCATCTTGCTGATCGAATTCTTCTTCTTTGACTTTTTTAGCATCACCCCAGTCAAACAGATCTTTGTTACCGTAGGCAACAGGACCACCTTGTAGTCGAGCACCTTCTAGGCTAGTTAAGAATTGATTGGCATTGTTGATTAGTGCAAATGCTTCGTCCTTAGTCTTTGTATTAAACAATTCTTCAATGAAAGTAGCAAAGTAAAGAATTTTACGAGGAACCCAATCACTGAATTCGATCTCTTTCTTGCCTTCTACTCCCCATTGACGCCAGTCGGGTTTGTGTTTGGCACATTCAATATCCATTAACTGTTGTGCTCTTTGCACAGCTTTGATATGACATTCAACATTATGACCCATCATAAGAGCGTAGCTAAAGCTATCCCACGATGTTTTGCCTTCTTTCTTAATTTTATTCAACATGCCTGGCTTGTACCAACAGATGTCTCCAATGGAAAGTCTGTTTCCAAGCTCTGATTCAAAGGGGAACGGGACATCAAAATTCTGGCTAAGGGCTTTTGTGTCTGGGGCTTTGTCCATGATGACAGACCAACGCTTGTTGGTATGTTGTGCATTGGTATAGACGAGTCCGTGTGCTGTGGCAATAAAGGGCGAGGCGCAATCAAAAGAGATGGTAAAGTTTTCATTTATGTGCTTTTTAATTTGTCGTTGGATTAAAGTGAGATAACAACTCCAGTCAAGTTGTGCGGTACCCAAGAAGTGCATCCAGTCTTTGCCTTCTAGCAAGCCGTCTTCTCGTAATGTCATTAATCTCTTTAAGGTAATAGGCATCTTGCACATATTAGCGCCACCCATTGCCCAACCTTCTGCTTCCTTGCCAGCATACTTGCCTTTAGGGTCGCTAAATTCTTTTACACCTTGGTACCATGCTTCCGCAGTATCCCAGTCACCACCTTGTAGAACATTGAGCCACTTAGTTTGACCTAGTCTATTTTGCAAGAAGTAATCATTATTAAAGCGGGTCTTGTCTAGACAGTCTTCAAATGTTTTTAATCCGGTCTTTGGACTGTGAATATGATCACAAGCCCAAGTAGGAACATCAAGCATCATACTCCAATCAGCAGTAAGTTCCAACCATTCTAGAATCTTTTGACGAGTTTTTGTTGCTTCAACACCTTCAAAGTCTAACCAATCAAATTTAAGAACACCTTTACCAATCTGATATCCACCTGAGTCACCTAAGATCATTGTGTTGCCACGATCTCGTTGTTGAATCATAGATTCTTGTACCAGACTCTTTTGTAAATCTAACTGTGCATGTCCTGCAGAATATAGGGCATACTTGTAGGTAAAGTAGCCCTGTTCTTCATTTAAGAAGTTCATACCTTCAATGCCACGGTCAAATCCTTTGGGAATACGATCTGCTGGTACAAATTCTTCTAGTCGCTGTTTAGCAACATAGGTACTATAGAAACTACTAATAGCAGGTAGATAAACTGCATAGTCCTTCTGTAGCGGTGTTAAATTAACTGGTTGTCTCATTATGGTCCTTAACTAATTTTGCAGTAATATCTAATTGCTGCTTTGCCTTCTTCATGTTCTCTAATGCAATTTTAACAGCATCGTTTGTTTTTGCCAACTTTTCCCACTCCGATTCTTCTGCCATTTTTAAATTAGCCCAATTTATAACAGCTTGTATTTGTGGGCTAAGTTGAATGTCGGCAGTTTTACCATACATCGGTTGCCAAAGATTTGTACTACCATCAAAGACTTCTATGGAATTATTATTGCCGTTCCATCGCATCATGCCTGAACTTGGTGCATTCATATTGATGTAAGGCATTGTACTCCCTCCTGTACTGACCCACAGGAGGGAATTGCCGTTGGCAGTAATAGTTGCTATCATGCCTGTGCAGGAATAATGTACTTGTAAGTGGCAATGCCGCTGTCAAGAGTAATCTGAATAGCACCCTCGTTACTCAAACTCATCTTGGTGTTGTTGACATCTGCAATCTTAAGAATGCTCAAGATTGGCATAACAGGCCAAGTCCAACCACGATCCAATTTACCTTCAACACCCATAGCAAAGATGAATTCGCCTGCATGTGTTGATGCATCACCAAAGATAAACTTTAGATTGCCGCCATCTGTTTTAGCAAGGAATGTTGGATGTTCGTTATGAGCACCTGCCTGGAAGTTGAATCGAGTCACAGAAGCCACGGTTGGCTCTAGTTCTACATCCCATTTAACACCACGGAACTTAACAGTCTTCATTTTTTCATTAATAACTTCTGTATTCATGAAACGATAATCGTTTTTAAAGTCACCGTCTTTATTTTCAAAGTGAATGCCTACAGGCACAACTTCACCATTGCGTTCTGCTGTAGTGATAGAAATCTTTGCGTTTTCTTTGTACTCTGGACCATCAACAAGATACTT